AGCGGCATTGCGGCGGCGCAGCAAGATATCGACGCGCTCGATGCGGTGCACTGCGTCCCCGGCTGGCCGCATCACTATCCGACGAGTTGGCGCCGGGCGAACGGTTGCCCGCGTGGTGCGGTCTTCATCGGCCCGCGCTTCAGGGACCGAGCCTTTGTCTTCCGGGGACACCGCGGCTTCCACCGCGGCTTCCGCCGTCACTGGTAAGGAAAAACGGGCGGCTCAGGCCGCCCGTTTCGTTTGCGACGAGCCATCGTGCGCGCACCACATGTGATGCGCGCACGGTGTAGCCAATGAAGTGCCCAGCGTCTCGCTCGGAAAGGCGAGACGCCGAAATGGCCTTTTATTTTCGTGCCTGAAGCAGGTATCGAGGGGGATATCATGTTTTTGATATCCGGGCCGGCCACCTGTTCATGGACAGGAAATTTGTCGCCCGTGGTCTGTTGACTGAAGTCCGGCGGTTGCGCCGGGAATTCAGGTGATGGCCGGCCTCATTCCGCCGCCTCGCCGAACGCCGCTGCCGCCTCGTGTTCGATGTGCGCCTTGAGCAGCGCCACATACCAATTGATCCAGGTGTTGCCGATCCCGTCCGGCTGCGCCGCCCAGGCGCGCAACGATTTGATTGCCGCCAGGCGGACGTCGGTTTCCAGCGCATCGGCGAGTTCGCGGCACTCCCCGGTGAGCCAAGGCGATCCAATGCGAGCGCGCAAGGTAACGGGATCGTGCGTTGCCGCGATCCCCTTGCCAACGCGCACCGCCTCCCGATCGATCATTAGATACATGCGTCGCGCGTAGTCGGCGAGGCCCGGCATCTGCTCGATGAATGTGGCGAAGTCTGCCATGGCCTTTCGCTCGCATAGGGGAGGGGCTGATATTTCACCACAGGTAACTCCCTAATGCAAGTGAAAATAACCAAAAGTGAAATAAGAATGCCATTTTGGAGCGCGACGTCGGTCTGGACGGCGCGAATCAGGTACCGGTTTTGACGAGGGTCCTGGCGATTTCCACGATCTGCCGGCGCTGGCCGGGCTTGGCCTGATCCCAGATCGACCAGATGGCGTCGGGATCACTCGGGTCGCGCATCAACAAGCTAGCCACGTCGGTCTGCAGCGCGCGAGCCAAGGCTTCAAGGGTATCTTGCGTATAGCCACGCTGGCCTCGCTCCAACATTGACAGGTGGCTGGCGGTCATGTCCAGGCGACCGGCCAGTCTTTCGAGCGTCAGCCCGCGATGATGCCGCCACGGCCGGATGTAGGTGCGCTGGAATTTCCTGGGTTTGGCCATGGCCGGATTGTAAAAAAGCCGACGAGAAATACCATAGCCTGTGGGTGAAATTGGTCACTTGCGGTTAAACTCACCTTAGGTTAATATACCTATTCACAGGACCGACCCGTTGCCCCGTCGGCGGCGAATCCAGAGGTCGGAGAGGAGCACCAATGAGCTATCTAGACGCACTCCATAAGGCCCGCCAGGCAAGACTCCGTCGCATGCGCGCTGCTGGAGAACACCCCAAATCCGGACGACAGTCAGCAACAAGCAGGGCGCAGCCCGCTGTCGAGGAGCAGGCGGAGGATGCGCGGCCGACAGCGTTGCAGGAGGGACGCGCGCTCGGAGAGGATCCGACCGTTTTCGAAATCAAGACGCTGGTTGCGAGCGCCTTCGGCGTGTCTGCCGTCGATTTAGAGCGGGGCTGCCGTAAGCACAAGTACCTGCTCCCGCGCATGGTTGCGATGCACTTGGCCCGCCGACTGACGCGCTGGAGCCTTGCCGACATTGGACTGCGCTTTGGCGGACGCCGCCATTCCACGGCGCTGAACGCGAGCCAGCGCGTACGCCAGCGCCGCAAACGGGATCGGGCCTTCAACGCCCAGATCTCAGCGATACAACGTCAACTGAGGCGACGAGGAAAGCAGCGATGATCCTCGCCGTTCCGTTCGTCGATCCGGATGAAAGCTTACTGTCACAAAAACAGAAGGGAATTTGGCCATGTCGCGCCACCGCACACGCACCGTCTTTCGTCCCCGCGTCATCAAAGCTGCTCCGGCCGACGACACGCGCGGGCCTACTCCGGAGCGCCTGCGCCGGGCGCAGGGATTTGTCGAGCGCGGCAACCTGGGGCGCGGCCGGACCGGTATGGTCACTATGCGCGATGCGCCGATCGAGCGGGCGCTGGCGCGCAAGATCATCAGCGAACCACAATATACCGCGGCGCTGAAGTACCGGCACCACTGGTATCGGGCCGGACTCGCCTCGCCGCTGTCGAGTGTCGAGCTCAATCGGATCTTTGCCCGCGACCTGACGAACTTCTCTGGCATGGCAAAGACCGAAACTCAGGTGTTCCACCGCCAGCGCTATCGCGAGGCGGTCCAGCATGTCGGGATGATCGGCGCCGCGGTGGTCGAGCAGGTGGTCTGCCAGGAGATCTCGTTCGAACAGGCCGGCTACAAGCTCGGCTGGGGCACGAAGGCGCAGGCGATCGCGGCGGCGACCGAACGTATGAAAGCGGCGCTCGATCGGTTGGTCGAGCTGTGGGGCGTGACATGAGCGACCGATCACAAGTAGCCGTGAAATGCCGCTGGAAGCGCTCCCTGTGTTCACATCGTTCCGACTGCAGTTGACGCGGTTAAACCTGATCGGCTATGGATCGGCATCGTAACGAAGTTGCGCCCGGCGCCCGATCGGCGGCCGGGCGCTTGCGTTTCGGCGTCGGGTTTCACGCGCTTCGGAGCCCCATGGTTCATTCTCCCTCCCGATGAACGTCGGTGGGCTTCCGGACGCGATGCTCCGCTCTCGCGATCGAAGAAACGAGCGGGGACTCAATCAGCGAGCAACGGCGGAGCAGGCCATGGTCGACCGCGAGCCAGACGACTCCTCGTTTCTGGGTTTTTCGGGCGGTCCCGCTGCGGGCCGCGACGCGCTCGGCCGGGCATTTCTGGCGGCACTCGCGTCCGACTTCGCGCGCGACGGCAAGTCAGCCATCGAAATGCTGCGCAAGGACCGGCCGCATGACTACGTCAAACTTATCGCTGCGCTCCTCCCGAAGGAATTCGACCGCCCTGATTCCGGCCTCAAGGACATGACCGACGATGAACTTGCCCGTGCCCTTGACGCAGTTCGATGTGCCATTGCTGCAAAGAGTCCACTGGAAGATCAAGGGGGAGGCGCGGCAGCGGCTGAAGTGGGTGGACTCTGACCTCAACTATTCTTTGTTTGCCGCCGAGCACCTGCGCATCCGCACCAAGTCGGGCGCAATCGCGCCGCTGATATTCAATCGCGCCCAGCGCTTCATCCACGAGAAGCTCGAGGCGCAGCGGGCCGCGACCGGCAAGGTACGCGCCTTGATTCTCAAGGGCCGACAGCAAGGCTGCTCGACCTACATCGCCGGCCGCTTCTATCACCGTGTCAGCCGCAACGGGGGTTTGCGTGTTTTCATTCTCACGCATGAGGATCAGGCGACCCAGAATCTGTTCGAGATCGTGACCCGCTTCCACGACCACTGTGACGAGCGGCCCTCGACCGGCGCGGCCAACGCCAAGGAGCTCTATTTCGACGAGCTTGATAGCGGTTACAAGGTCGGAACGGCCGGAACTAAGGGCGTCGGCCGCTCCGCCACCGTGCAGCTCTTTCATGGCTCGGAAGTCGCCTTCTGGCCGTTCGCAGAGACGCACGTGGCCGGCATCCTGCAAGCGGTACCGGACCAGGCCGGAACCGAGAGCATCCTCGAGAGCACCGCCAATGGGGTCGGCAATTTCTTTCATACGTGCTGGCGCGAGGCCGAGGTCGGTGCCAACGGATACATCGCCATCTTCGTGCCCTGGTATTGGCAGGAGGACTACCGAGCTCCGGGTTCCGGCGATTTCGTACTTGATGCGGAGGAACGCGATTACGCGGCACTCTATGCTCTCGATCGCGCACAGATGGCGTGGCGGCGCCGCAAGATCGCCGAGCTGCGCGATCCGCTTCTGTTCAAGCAGGAGTATCCGGCCAACGCCGCCGAAGCGTTCCAGATGAGCGGACACGAAAGCTTCATTGCACCGCAGCTCCTCGCGAAGGCGCGTAAGGCCAGGTGCGAGCCCTCCGGCCCGCTCGTCATCGGCTTTGATCCGGCCTGGACTGGCGGCGACCGCCACGCGATGGCTTGGCGTCAAGGCCGGCGGGTCAGCAAGGTCGAGTGTCGCACCGGGCTCGACACCATGCAGGCCGCCGGTTGGCTCAAGCAGGTGATCGACACCGACATGCCGGCACGCGTGTTCATCGACGTCGGCGGGGTCGGCGCCGGCGTCTACGACCGGATTAGGGAGTGGGGCGAGCCATACAGCCGCATCGCCGTGGCAGTGAACTTCGGCGCCGCGCCACTCGAACCGCCGCCGCTCGACGAGCGCGGACAGCCCTGTGGCGGTCCTCTCAACCGCCGCGCCGAGATATGGATGAAGTCGAAGGAGTGGCTCGAGGATCCCGCCGGTGCGCAGGTGCCCGACCGCGACGAACTGCAGGCCGACGCCTGCGGTCCGGGCTATCGCTACGACAGCCACACGCGGCTCGTGCTCGAGAAGAAAGCGGACATGCGGCGGCGCGGGGTGCCGAGCCCGGACGAATGGGACGCAGTCACCCTCACCTTTGCCGAGCCGGTGAAGCCTACGGCGTTTGCGCGGCGGATTGAATATCCGCGGCTCGGGGTGGTATGAGGGCTGCGAACGTGGCGCGGCGAACGGCCGATTCATGCCCGTCCTGCCTGGACAAACCGGGGTCCTATGTTCACATCGAGTGATTTCAGTTTGACGCGGTTAAACCTGATCGACTAGACTTCGTCATCGTCACAGATTTGCGCCCGGCGCCGGAACGGTGGCCGGGCGTTTCGATTTCCCTTTCGATTCCCGGGGGCCGTGCGGTCCCGCTCCAACACCGAGGCGCCGATGCCGAAGATGACCACGGCCGAGCTCAAGTCCTTGCTGGCGGCCGAGAAGGCCGATGCGCTCTCCGCCCTCCAGTCCTCGCAGCTCTCTGCCGAGCGCACCGACGCCATGGACTACTACCTCGGCGACATGAGCCGCGACATGCCCGCGCCGGAGGGACGCTCGCACGCGGTGTCGACCGACGTCGCCGATACGATCGAGGGCATGATGCCCTCGCTCATGGATATCTTTTGCAGCGGCGACGAAGTGGTCGAATTCCATCCGGTGGGCGAGAAGGACGTCGCTGCTGCCGAGCAGGAGACCGACTACGTCAATCACATGTTCATGCAGAAGAACCCGGGCTTCCTGATCCTCTATTCGTTCATCAAGGATGCGCTGCTCTCCAAGGTCGGCATTGTCAAAGTGTGGTGGGAGGAGGAGGAGCGCGAACAGCGCGAGACCTTCTACGGGCTCACCGACGAGCAGTTCATGATGATCGTCGCCAATCCGGCGGTTGAGATCGTCGCGCACACGGTGGACGAGATCCCGCTGCTCGCGGCGGCAACGGAGGAGACGCCGGTGACGGCGGCGGTGCCTGAAGCGCCGGCGCCCGAAGCGCCGCCCGGGGAAAAGGACGGCTGAGCATCCTGTGCAAGGATGGACGCCTCGAATCACAGGGAAATCTGTCCAAGTGGCGGCGTAGCGAAGTGCAGCTTCGTGGAAATTCGGCTGAGAAACAAGAACTTCCGCCGAGCCTTAGTGACATCAAAGGTACGCGGGCGTGACCCGTTCGCTAGATCACGAGTCTTGTGATGGGCCCTTGGGTTGCGACCTGCTGGGTCGCTCTCCTGGCTGACTAGCCCTCCCAATCGCGCGCGAATATTGACTAGTGAACAGCAAGCGCTGATCGCCGGCACGCGGTTGCGCCCACCACCACAACCTCATCGACCACGTCTGACGCGCGGCGTCAGCATGACGGATATTGCTCCATGGATGCACTCGATACGCCGCTCGACACGCCCAAGCTGCACGATGTCACCATCGTGATCCGCAAGACCTATCAGTGTGCCCGCGTCGAAGGCGTCCCGCCGGAGGAATTCGGCATCGAACGCAACGCGCGCAGCCTGCGCGATTGCGGCTACTGCTTCCACGAGGTGATTCGACGCGAGGCCGATCTGATTGAATCGGGCTACGATCCGGTCCAGGTCAGGCGGCTGCCGAGCGCCAGGCTGCTCCGGACCGGTGAGACCCGGTCGCGCGACACCGTCGAGGAGAGCCAGGATCTTGCGGGCGATGGCATCAACAAGGCCAACCGCGAGATCAAGGTCACCGAGCACTACGTCAGAATGGATTATGAGCGAGACGGCAAGGCCCGTCTCTACCGCGTGACCACCGGCGGCGATGACGACGAGGTCCTAGTTCGTAACGGCGAGGAGGAAATCATCGAGGTCGACGTGATCCCGTTTGCCGCGATGACACCGGTGATCATGACCCACCGCTTCTTCGGCCGCTCGATCGCCGACGTGGTGATGGACATCCAGCGCATCAAGACCGCGCTTCTGCGCGGGGCGCTCGACAACCTCTACCTGCACAATCATCCGCGCGTCGAGGTGCCGGAATCGCATGCGAGCGACAACACGCTCGACGATCTCCTGGTGTCGCGCCCCGGCGGAATCGTGCGCACCAAGGTGCCGGGCGGGCTGCAATGGCAGGTCGTTCCCGACATCACCGCCTCGATCTATCCGGCGTTGCAGTATTTCGACGCTACCCGCGAATGGCGCACCGGGGTCTCCCGGCAGGGTCAGGGCGTCGACCCCAATGCATTGCAGAACCAGGTCGCGACCATCGCCAACCAGATGTTCAATGCGGCGCAAGCGCGGATCAAGCTGATCGCTCGCATTTTCGCGGAGACCGGGATCCGCGACCTGTTCGCCCTCTTGCACGGTGTGATCCGCAAGAACGGCTCGCAGGCCGAGACGGTGCGGCTGCGCAACCAGTGGGTCGATGTCGACCCGCGCGACTGGCGGGAGCGCAACGACATGACCATCAATGTCGGGCTCGGCACCGGCAGCAGGAGCGAGCAGCTCGCCCACATGATGAGCATCATCGGACTGCAGCGGGAAGCGCTCGCAGCCGGGCTCACCCACATGGTCACGGCCAACAATCTCTACAACTCGGCGAAGGAGGTGGTGAAACTCGTCGGGCTCAAGACCACGAGCCGCTTTTTCACCGATCCGCAAGGGCAGGGGGCGCCGCCCGCCCTGCCGGCGCCCGACCCTGCCCTGATCGCACTGCAAACGAGAACCGAGATCGAGAAGACTCAGGCGCTCGCCGACATCGAGACACAGAAAGCCAAAACCCAGGCCGAAATGGCCCTGGCCGAGCGCAGGTTCGAGCTCGAGCGTGAATTGAAGCTGCTCGACGCCAGAATCCGGCGCGAACAGCACAGCCACGCCATGGCGCAGGCGGTGGCGCGCGGCATGACCGCGGCGCGGCCGAAGACCGCCACCGATAGCGAGGGTACAGCAACGCCCGTCGTTGATCCGACGCCACTGATTGCCGAGCTGCTCAACGCGCTCAGGGGCATCAACGCGCCCAAGCGCGTCGTCTATGGCGCGAACGGCAAACCGTCACACATCGAACCGATGCAATGAGGCCCTGAATGGCGACCTTCAACAAATTCAATTCCTTCGTCGAGGCGCTGGCTGAGAAGGTGCACAACCTGCAATCCGATGTCCTGAAAGTTGCCCTGACCAATACGGCGCCGTCGGCTTCCAATACGGTGCTCGCCGACATCACGCAGATCGCCGCCGGGAACGGATACATAGCGGACGGCGCGCAAGCCACGCAGGCTTCCTCTGCGCAGACCGCCGGCACCTACAAGCTCGTGCTCAACGATGTGACCTTCACGGCGAGCGGGGGTTCGCTTGGAACCTTCCGCTATGCGGTGCTCTACAACGACACTGCCATTAACGACGAACTGATCGGCTTCTGGGACTACGGCACTACTCTCAGCATCACCAACGGCAACAGCATCATAGTGGACTTCGACGCCACCAACGGCGTGCTGACGCTCACGTGATGGCTGGCCCGTTCTGGGAAATGGGGCGCGTCACTTATTCTGGCTGAACACCCGGCGGCGCAAACTGCCGTAGTGGCCGCCTATTTGCTCCGCGCCCGCGCTAGGGATTTCAAATGCCGACACCTTCCGATCTCGTCCACCAGACCAGCACGGGAACGGGGACGGGCAACCTCACGCTCGTAGCCGTCAACGGCAAACGGTCGTTCAACACCGCCTTTGGTACCGGCGGCACCAATGTCTTCGATTACTTTGTCTCGAACCGCGACGCAGCCGAATGGGAGCGCGGAGCCGGCCACCTGAGCGATGCCACCACGCTGGTGCGCGATACGGTGCTGGCCTCGTCAAACGCCGGGAGCGCCGTCAACTTCTCGGCCGGCACCAAGGACATCACCAACGACATCCCGGCGTCTGAGCAGAACATCACCGGCTTGACGGAAGACACGTCGCCTGATGGCGAGGCCGACTTCATTCCGACCTACGACACGAGCGCGACCGGGCGCAAGAAAATCCTGCTGCACCGCGCGACGAGGTTTAAGGTTGGCAGCTTCACGCGCGACGTTTCGACCGCATCCGGCAACCAATCCGTCACCGGCGTCGGGTTCAAGCCGAAGGCGGTCATATTCATGGGCACGAACATTTCCGGCGCGAACAACACGATGGGTGGTTGGGGCTACGGCGATGGCACGACGCTGGGCGGTATCGAGACCAACCTTGGCGGCTTCTTTTCCGGGAATGCGGCGGCTGGCGACAACATCAGCAACTATAGCGTCATCACCGCTATCGCGTCGTTCGACTCGGATGGTTTTACCGTGTCGTGGACTAAAGTTGGAAGTCCAACCAGCTCCACCGGCACTATTTATTACCTGGCCCTAAGGTGAAATCCAAATGCGTGTCTGCATCAGGAAATCGGACAACCGGATCATCGAGGCGCAATCCGGCGATGACGCGAGTCTCGACGCACTCAGGGTGAATGCCAAGGCGGCCGGCTTTGCGGATACTGGCGTTGACGTCAAGGTCATTCCCGATGCCGAGTTCAAGACAATGATGGCGGCGCAAGCGCAGGCTGAGGCTGCAACTCGGCCGGTTAAGACCGTGGCCGACAAGCTTGCCACGATCGGATTAACGGTCGCGGAGCTGAAG